TTGTTGAGTGTACCCTGGATCGGGTCGGAGCAAGTTGTGACGGGTAATTTGCAGATCGCCCGGGTGGGATCTGCTATCGACGCTTTTGTGGCCAATGGCTGTAGGAACCATCGGGAAAGGAACGGCACCGGTTCGCCCGCCTCGTGGGACGTCACCTTGATGATGAGTCCGGTTCGAGAGGCCGCGGAGACCAGCTGTGAGGCATGTGAAGACAGGCCGTCATCGCCGTACTTCGGACCGATCAAAGCCCAGGCGTCATCCGCGGAATACCCGGCCATGCGCAGGCCCAGGTAATCTGTGAACGCGTTCACCCACGTGTTGAGTAGGGTGGTCAAAGTCGAACCCGAAAGGTTGATTGTGCCGCTCAGGCGCTTGTCCTTCGGTGTGTTCGGGTCGACCGGCAACGTTAATAGAATGTTAAGGTGTTTCTTGATCAAGTCGGTGATCTTGTCCTTGTGCGAGATGTGGAACCGTTCAGAGACGAATTGTCCAAACCCTTCGTGGTGTGCCTCGTTGAGAGAGGCGTCCATCTTAGAGTAGTCCGATGCGTCTATGGTGTCGTTCAACAGTGTCGCGTAGTCCATTACCGTTGCCCCTATCTCGTGTGGGGTCTTGCCAGGGCACCACCAGTCGAGCTTGTTGGTCTTTCGCGAAATACTAGTCAGTTTATTCTTCAAAACGATCGAGTAAATTGCGGTTTCAATGAGTAGATGTTCATTGACCGGAAAGACTTCCCGTGCTGGTGCGCCCTTTTGGGCGGCTCCTTCAATCGGTTCTCCCTTCTGGATAACCTTCAGTTTCTTGTCATTGTGAGGCGTGCCTTGGTTAGCCTCTTCTCGTCGGTACTTTGCGAAGTGCGCTTTGTCGTAACTCATGTCAGCCATCGCCGCTGCCTTGCCGATTGGCTGTAGTCCGTTTAGTCCGTTTATCTTCTTGAAATGCGAGTTGAACTCACGCATCATCTTTCGAGTACCTTCGTCTACCACTTTCTTGTTTGCGTACGCCTCCACTCGCGCCGTGTAGGCTGCACGCACGTCTCCGTCACCTTTGGTTGCCGCCGAGCTCGGTGTGAGCAAGGGTGGGCCCCCCAAATTCAGAACCGCCTTGTGCGGTTCTGGCGATGGCGCCAGGTTGCCGTCTGTGACGGTCTTGGGCCCGTCAGTCGGCTGGTCGCCCACGATCACCTTCTCATGCGTCAGCGAATAGTTTACGCAGTGCACGATCTTGAGTGTCGTGTTTACAGCTCTCGAAAGTATCGAGACCTGTTCACGGGTCAGTTTCTTCGCCGTGACTGATTCCATGCGCGCCAAATTGTTATCCGTCGCGGTTGCAGTGAAGCTGTTGGTAGCTGCCGCAGCTTTCAACGCTTCCCACACCCCTACGGTAACCGTTACACTGTCGCCGCTCATGGCGTTGTGGCGTAACGAGATCATCGATTCATTCTTATCCAGGAAGTGCCCAAACACAACCAATCCGTCCTCCGACTTCTCCACGTTCTTAACGGTGTCAAGTTCCGTGGTCTGAAACTCCCTGCCGTGGAAGAATCGGTACATCCACTTCATGAAGGTCAGGTTCAAACGCGTACGGTACAGTGGGTACATGCACACGATTGCCTTCGCTTGTAGGAGTGGGTCGGGGTATATCCGGATCGCGTAAGCCCAGAAACAGAAGCCCCACTTGCTGGGGATCACAACAACATCGTGGCCGTAGTCCCAGAGAGAGTGCTTGTAGTAGCCGCCACCCGCAATTCTTTCGTGTAGCAGCCCATTCTCGTCCAGGTACCAGAACCCATCTTTCGTCTTGCCAGCCACTGACTTGGGACAAATGGTTGACATGATGATTGGGTTCCCGCCGTATTTCTGAAAGTCTTCCTTGGTGAAGTAGTAGTCCGTGTCGATACACGTGACTACGTCATCAGGTTCGACGGCGTTGTGGTGATATTTGATGGCTAGATCAGAGGCCGTGTGGTAGCGGTGGTCAATTCTGACGCCTTGACGCTTCTCACGCTTCCCTCCTCCAGCTGCGAACATAGATCGGTGCGCGGTGTTGCATGCATTAGTGACCGTGGAAGTCGCTGCCATCCTGGTTGCGGCGGCGAACCCGTGGGGGTGGTCCTCACGGGCGGCGTGCGGCGCGACATGCACGATGGAGTCAAACAGCCTGTGCTGTTCATCTACGTCGTAGCGATACGTCAGCGCATCGGTCAGCCATGACACGAAATCAAACGCCTTGATCTTCCGGAAATAATACCCGATGGTTTTCTTCTCACGTTTGCCGTGGCGCCGTTGGTGAGCTGTCAGCCCTCCACCGTACGCCGGTTCATCCATGGGAAAGAAGTGCACCGGTTGCGTTCCGCGCGGTTCAGCATTATTCTGCTGGGGGCGAGGCCGGGGTTCAAGCGGCTTCGCCGCGCGAGTAACTGGTACAACTGGTCTCGCGCTATTGGGCCCGAAAACGATAGGTGGTGAGTTCAGGACGGACTTGTAGGTGAATCCTGCCCCACTGTTCTGGTAACGTCCCGTTCCACCAAACACATTTGAGTATGCTTGGGTCGGTGGTACCTCGATCGTTAGAGGGTCTGTGTCGGCAACGACTGGCCAACATGAAGGCAGCGTATCGACGTGGTGTACTCCCGGGTACATCGGCACGTCACACGCCATGTTAGTGCCCCAATCCGGTTTGTCTATTAACAACCAACTTGGTTGCTCAAGGACAAACTTTTTCAGGGGGGTCGTTTTGTTGTTCACATGTTTAGTGTGGGTCGTCATGCCAGTGGCATGAAGCACAAAGCTCATTAGGC